CGTTTCTCGCCGAACGCCGCAAGCGCCGGTTCGCGCTCTACCTCTGCGACACGCAGGACGCCGCCGATAGGCACCTCCAGTCGATACAGGCGATCCTTGAGCGCATCGGCGGCGACGTAGGGCGGAGGCTCGAAAACCAGTACGGACACTCGAAAGGCTGGCGCAAGTCGATGCTTCGCACAGCCAGCGGCTTCAGCGCCGTCGCGCTCGGCTTCGACGTAGCGATGCGCGGCATCAAGTTGGAGGACTACCGGCCGGACCTGATCATCTTTGACGACATCGATGGCCGCCATGACACGGCCGCCACCACGAAAAAGAAGATCGAGATCCTGACCGAATCGATCCTGCCAGCGGGATCGGCCGACTGCGCTATCTGGGGCGTACAGAACCTCATCACCCCGAACGGCATCTTTGCGCAGCTCGCCGACGGGCGCGCAGACTTCCTCGCCACGCGCAACGTGCGAGGGCCGGTCAAGGCTATCGAAGGGCTCAGGACGGAAGACCGAGAGGTCGAAGGGCGCGTCGTCAAGTGGATCACCGGCGGCGAGGCGACATGGCCGGAGGGGATGCCGATCGAGACGTGCCAGCGCTTCATCATCGACTTCGGATGGCGGTCGTTCGACCGCGAGATGCAGCACAACGTCAAGGACGTTGAAGGCGCCCTGTGGACCACCGACCTCATCAACAGCACCCGCGTAAAGGAGGCCCCGCCGCTCACCCGGATCGTTGTGGCCGTTGACCCGGCAACAACGTCGAAGGATTCGAGTGACGAAACCGGCATCGGCGCAATCGGGCGAACGGCAGACCACCACGGCTACGTCCTCGAGGACCAATCAGGGCACTACTCACCCGCCGAGTGGGGCAGGCGTGCGGTGAGGCTGCACGACAATCTCGGCGCAGACTGCATCGTGATCGAGGACAACCAAGGCGGAGAGATGGCCGAGCATGTGGTTACGAACGCCGCCCGGAAGCTATTCGAAGAGAAGCTGCGCAAGACGCCGTCGGTCCGCGTAAAGCGCGTCCACGCATCAAAGGCAAAGCGCGCGCGCGCCGAGCCGGTGGCGCAGATGTACGAAGAGGGCATGATCCACCACGTCGGCGACCTGCGCGGCCTCGAAGAGCAGATGACAACGTGGGACGCATCGGACGGTAGCGAAAGCCCCGACCGCGTCGACTGGCTCGTGTGGGGCGCAACCGAACTCGGCATCGTCAAGCAGGCCGCCGACTGGTCCGGCATCACACTATCAGGACGGAGGATATAGCGCGTGGCAGCATCCGAAATCATCAAATCGATCATCGAAGCCCAGTCGGACGACTTCGCGGAGAAGGCCAAGGAGTGGCGCCGCGCTGAACGCCTGTTCAAGGCCCGCAAGGACGTGGCCGATGAACTGACGCCGTTCACGTGGGAGGTCTCCGGCCCGAACCCCGACAGGGGGGGCTACGACCGCCGCAAGTCGCGCGCGATCTATCTGCCGCTCGGCAAGATGCGCGCGGACGCCTTCGTCGGCACCATCATGCAGAAAGCGCCGCAGCCCGGCGGTGGGATCTCCTTCGGCGCTCTCGGCGAGGTGCGGGACAACCCGGAAGGCGAGCCAACATCGGCCGAGATTTTATGGGAGAACACCAGCGGCACCGGCCACGACGCGCAGGCGTGGAACGCCTTCTGGGACGGCGCCCTACGCCGGGCATCAGCAACGGACTTCCGATGGATACTTGCCGAGGCCCCGGCAGATCGACCGGCAACGCGCGCCGATGAAATACGCGGGCTTCGTCCTTACCTCGTCGAGTTCTCGCCGGCCGACGTGCCGTACGCGGTGTTCGAGCGCGGCCAGCTCATGGCGTGCCGAATTGAGATCGAAGAGCGCAGGCGCGCGATCGAGGACGGCAAGTACGTCGACAAGCCGGCGACGCTGCACTACCTGATGACCGCGCGCGGCTGGACCGGATTCGGCACAGAAGCTGAGACCGGATACGCTTTTGATCGCGGCGGGTGGTGGGTCTTCGATGACGAGGGTGAGCTTGTAGGCGAGAGACGAGGCGACTGGTCACGCACCGGCGGCGAGATACCGATGTGTCGCCTCTATTACGAGCGCACCATGAGCGGCGAGGGCGGCGACGCGTGGACCGTCAACAGCTACGCGCTCCAGTACATGGATCTTTTCTCGTGGATGTGGAACGATGCCTACGTCTCAGGCGGTCGCAAGCGCTACTGGCTCGGCGTCACGCCCACGATCTGGGAGCTGCTCAAAGAGCATACCGCAGACGGCGCGGTCGACCTTCCGGTGCCGGGCGACGAGGGCGCCTCGGTGTCAATCTACGACACCGGCGACACGACGGCATCCGAAGGACTCCTTCGCGTGCTCGACCGCATCATCCACGACGCGATGCGCTTCATCATCCGCGAGCTTACGACAAGCCCCGATGCGTCCGGCGTCGCCAAGATCCTCGAAGTCTTAGAGGGCAAGTCTCCGCGCCTTGCCCACATCGCAGGCAACATCGAAGAAGCGCAGACGATCGCGCTCCGCTACCTGGAACAGCGCTGGACCGGCACGTCGACGCCTCAGTCCGCCGTCACGTGGCCACGGACGTTCGACCTGCGGACGGTCGTCGAGAAGGTGATCGAAATGTTTGGCCTCTTGCGTGAGGCCGGAGCGCATAGCCCTACGCTTGGCGCTTCGCTCGTCGACACGGCCGTCAAGTCGTCGGGGTTTGTCACCGAAGGCAGCGACCTCGACATGGAGACGGTCTATAGCGAGATTCTTGGCTCGCTCGAGACGCAGGCGCAGTCAAACCAGGTGCCGAGCGCTTTCGACGTGCTCCGGCGGCGCAGGCGCATGGAAGAGGACATGATCCCTGAGCCGGAGGCGGGCTGATGATGGAGGCGATGGACGTCAGGGCGATCGTAGACCAGCACGCGCCACGCCTGAAGAAGGCGATTGGGATCGAGCGGTGGGACGTACGCATCACCGTGGAGCGGTGCCCCGAACAAGTGAAGGGACAGTGTGAGGCTGATCCTCGCTACATGATCGCCGAGATCCAGATCGATCCGGAACACGCGGAAGATGAGGATGACGTAGTCAAGACGCTGCGGCACGAAATGCTGCACGTCCTCGTATCACAGTTTGAGGTTTACCGGGCGGCAGTACACCACCTTGTGGACAGCGAGGACGCCCTTAATGCAATCGATGAAGTGTGGACGTTTGCCACCGAGAACGTGGTTCACAACATCGAGACGGCACTCGACCAATCGTCCTACAACTTGGATTACATGTCCACATAGTCAATGCCCTACCAGTCCGAATACCGCCGCGCCCTGTACGCCGCCCGTGCCTATTACGAGCGCGAGCTGCGGGAGGATCTTATCCAGGCCCTCTACATGGAGTATGCGTACACGATCGAACAGATATACGCGGATGTGCTACGCGAGGCGGTATCGGCCAGCCGCGCCGGTGCGCTCACCGAGTCCATCATGCGACGCCTCATCGAGCTTGGCGAGCGCCTTGGATACACGCTCGACCGCTCGCTCTACGACGCCGCGGGGCTTGCAGCGTCGGCCCACGCCGAAGGTCTTGAGCGGGCCGTGCGTGCGACCGGCGTTTCCGTGCGGGCGTCATTTACCGACGTGCCGCACCGCGCAATCGAGATGATGATGGTGCGGCGGTCGGTCGGCGGGCAGGCGCGGACGTTCCGCACGCTCATCAACCGACGCATTGAGGCGATGGCGCCCGACGTCGATCGCTTCCTCTCGTCGTCGATCGCAACCGGCAAGAGCGCGACGCGGACGGCCGAGGAGCTCGCGGCTATGCTTTCACGCGGCGACCCGGCACTGACCGAGGCGCTCTCACAGCTTAACATCAGCCCACTCTCGCGGCGCATCGAGGCGACTGGCGAGATCGCGGACGTGGGCACGTACAAGCAGGCGCGGTCGCTACTCTTCGACAGTTACAGGATTGCCGTTCATGAGACGAACTCGGCGTACCGGGAAGGCCACTTTCAGGCCGAGCGCGAATCGCCCGTCGTGAAGGCCACGCGCTGGACCGTCTCAGGGCGGCACTGGGGGCTTCCTACATCTCCGGACGTGTGCAGCTACTACGCCACCGCCGACACGAACGGCCTCGGCCCCGGCATCTTTCACGTGGACAACGCGCCTGCGTTACCTCATCCGTTTTGCCAATGTGCGTCAGAACCCGTCCTTGCCCGCCCAGCGGAGTGGGGCACGTTCGAGCGCGGCCCGGCGCCTTCGCCGAACTACGCCACCGAAAGCGACATGCGGCGGGCATTGACCGCGCTTCGGTCGCGATCCACCGCGCGGAAGCCGCGCAATATTACGGACACCGTCGTGCGATCGCAGCGGCGGATGGTGAACGACAACATGCGCGCGGCGCACGAAGCGATCCGGCAGGCCGAGATCGTGATATGATTGGCGCGCGCGGCGTACCTTGCGGGCATGAAGCACCTCATCGAACAGGCGCGGGCGCTCTTGGATAGCGTCCGGTCAGACCCGAAGCTCGAGCGGGCCACGCGCGGCGCGCTTCACGCTGTGCAACGCCTTCACCTACTCAGCGAGTACCGGAAGCGCGGCGAGCCCGAGGGGCCGCTTGCCCGGCCGGAGGATATTGATACGGATGACGCGAGAGTCGGCAAAAATTAGGTACAAGGTTCACCGCACCGTCGCCGGGCCGGATCACATCGTGCCGGCGCGTGACGTCTATCCGCACGCGCTATCCGAATATTGCGCGTGCCGCCCGAATGTTGCCCGGGACGCAGACGGCGTGGTTGCCACCGTATTTCATGCCGTGTGGGATGAGGGACATGACCCGCCCTTGCGGAACCAAATCGAATAGGGTACATTAACGCATGAAGCAGATGAACGCCGCATAGGCGGCGTAGCCTGTGACCATATTGAGCAGTACAAGCCTCAAGAGGGGGCGGCTATCCTGACGGACGGCCGCCCCCTTTTTGTTTTTTCTGACGCCGGCAGGTGGGCGCTAAACGCCTGATACGGCCCCGGCGGGCCGCCAATCCGCTGCAACCGTCTCGCATGACGCTAAACCAGGGTGGCTATGGAACTGCATGAACTGATCACGGAACTCGCCAAGCATGACAAGGCCCAGGTAGCCGACGCGCTCAAAGAGCACGCATCGGAGCACTACCAGGCGGTCTATCAGCGCGGCTTCTCGACCTCGCATGGCGAGGCCAGCGCGAGGATCGCGGCCAAAGAGGCCGAGATCCAGACGCTCAAGGAAGCGGCCGAGGCGCAGGCGTCCAAGATCAAGGAACTGCAAGACAGGACACCAGACGCCGAAGAGGTCACGCGGCAGTACGAAGAGCGTTTGCAGAGTGTGCAGCGGGAAAAGGACGAGGCGATCGCCGAGGCCAATCGCCGCGTCACCGAGCTGCACAAAACGCGATTCAAGAGTGATCTAAAAGCGGCGCTGATCGCAGCGGAGATCGACCCGGACTACGCCTCCGAGGTGCTCGTCAACAAGTATGACAGCCGCATCAAGGTATCGGAAGACGGGTCGGTCAAGGTGATGGATGACGACGGGCTCACGCCTCTGCAGGCGGCGAACGGCGAACTTGCTTCGCTCTTTGCCAAGCGCATCAAGGCCGGCGTTGACCCCAAGTGGATCACCTCGAAGGTTGACCGCGGCGCGGGCGCATCTGGTGGACAAGGATCGCAGGCAGCATCTACTGAGTGGGACAAGCTCCGCGAGGCGGCACGCCAGAGGCAG